GATTGTACCGCAATTGAAATGGAATTGCTAGGATTTTGATCATTACGGTTCGACCGCACTTGGGACATTGATGTTTTTTCGATGGCTGGATGTAAATGATTTCAATATCGTTATTCATAGAGATCGCTTCTTTAAGGTCAACGGTTTTTCGACGATGGCCCAGATCAGAGCGGCGATCCAGCCCAGCACCGTCCAACCGAAAAGGATATTGATGAAAAAAATCATTCCCTGGTGCTCGGTGCTGCGGGTGGCCGAAATGATTATCGGCAGCAAATAAAAGACTACAATCAAAAAGAAAATGATAAGAACAGTCATTTCCATAATGGGGAACCTCCTAAACTAAGTTAAATGCAATTGTAGTTCAATTGAAGTATTATATCAAGAGGGGATTTCAAATTGCGACGTGGACGACCACCGAAACCGACAAAGCTCCATATCCTGCACGGCAACCCCAGCAAGCTGCGGCTGGACAAAAAAAATGAGCCCGAGCCTGAGACCGGGGCGCCGGCTTTGCCGTCGCATTTGGCTGGCGAGGCGATTTTAGAGTGGCATCGGATTGTCAAGGAACTTTTGACGCTCGGTATTTTGACCAAGGTAGACCGCGCCGCCTTGGCGGCCTACTGCGCGGCGTGGGGGCGCTGGGTCGAGGCCGAGGACCATTTGCGCAACGAGCCGATGATCTTCAAAGCACCGTCCGGCTATCCGGTCATCTCGCCCTGGTGGTCGGTGGCGAATAAAGCGATGGAACAGATGAGAAATTTCTTGACTGAGTTCGGTTTGTCGCCAGCGAGCCGCACGCGCATCAAGGGAAGCGCAGCGCCTGCGACCGATGATAAACCACAGGGTGCGCGCAAATTCCTTGCATGACGAAGCGATGACCGACCACGAAGAGACGGCCAAGCGGCTTTTGCCGTGTTATCACCCTGACGGCTTTCCGCCGTGTGATGATGATTCGCATAACGGCGACTGTCCTGCATCGTTTCGTCCCGCCGTTGCTGCCGCGCTGGCCGAGCGTGACACATACAAGCGCATTGCCGAGCGCAATCACAAAGCGAACCTGATGCCATGTCCTAACTGCGGGCATGTTCAGGGCACGATTCACGCGGTGAATCTTGAGGCCGAGCGTGACACCGAGATCGTCCAACTCCGCGCCGAAGTGGAACGGCTAAAAACCATGAGCAAATGAGCCTTCTAAATGCAACCATTTTGGCAACGCAAAGACGGGCGCGTAAAGAATGCTTTGCAATGGCGACGGACCGGGGCGGAGTTCAATAAGGCCAAGGCCGACCGCGCCGTTGAGTTTATCGAGACGTGTTGTCGCCACGTCAAGGGCGAGCTCGCCGGGCAGTTGTTCAAGATCGAGGGCTGGCAGCGCGAGATCGTGCGCGGGGTCTTCGGCTGGATGCGTCCCAACGGCACGCGGCTTTATCGCGAGGTTTTTATCGAAGTGCCGCGCAAGAACGGCAAATCGTCGCTCGGTGCCGCCCTCGCGCTCTATCTGCTATTTGCCGACGGCGAGAGCGGCGCGGAAATATATTCGGCAGCGGCCGACACAGATCAGGCCGCTATCGTCTTCGGCGTGGCGAAGGGTATGGTCGAACAGGATCCGGACCTCGATTCGGTTTCCGATTCTTTTCGCCGCAGCATTATTTACAAGTCCAACGCCTATCACGTGCTATCCGCCGACGCCCCGACCAAACACGGCAAAAACTCCCACGGCATCTTGTTCGATGAACTGCACGCCCAGCTCAACCGCGAGCTCTACGATGTTTTGAAAACATCCACGGGCTCGCGGCGCTCGCCGCTTATGATTATGTTCACCACGGCGGGGTTTGACCGCCACTCTATTTGCTGGGAGGTGCACGAGTACGCGCAAAAGGTAATTGACGGCACCGTCAACGATCCGGCCTTCCTGCCGATTATTTTTTGCGCCGATGAGACCGACGACTGGACGAGCCCGAAGATCTGGAAGAAGGCCAATCCTAACCTCGGTGTATCGATCAAAGAAGACTATCTCGCCGCCGAGTGCGAGAAGGCCAAGGTTACGCCGGCCTATGAGAACACATTCAAACGCTTACACTTGAATATCTGGACGCAACAGGATGTCCGCTGGCTGCAGATGACCGAGTGGGACGCCTGCGCCGTGCCGCCAGTCAATTACGATCAACTCCGCGGCCGACGCTGTTTTGGCGGTCTCGATCTCGCGTCCACTACTGACATTGCCGCGCTCGCGCTTATTTTTCCGCCTTTAAAAGAAGCTGAGCCGTTCATAGTGCTGCCGTTTTTCTGGATACCCGAAGATTCTATGCACGACCGCGTACTGCGCGACCATGTGCCCTATGATGTTTGGGAGCGTGAGGGATATCTGGAAGCGACCCCCGGCAATTCGATCGATTATCGTTACATCATGCTCAGGCTTGGGCGCTGCAGGGCCGATTTCGATTTCAAGGCGTTGGCCTTTGACCGCTGGGGATCGACGCAGATCACAACGACGTTGTGCGACGAATACGGATTTACCAGCGATGAAAAAGAGGCGGCCAATTTTCACAAGCCGATGCTATGGCAATTCGGCCAGGGGTTTTCGAGCATGACCGCGCCAACAAAAGAGTTGCTGACTTATATTCTGGCGCGTAAGATCACCCACGGCGGCAATCCGGTGCTGCGCTGGATGGCGAACAATGTCGTGGTGAAAACAGACTCCGCAGGAAACCTTAAGCCCGACAAAGGTAAGTCGATCGAAAAAATCGACGGCATCGTCGCCACGATTATGGCTCTCGAGCTTGCCATCAGGCACGGAAACGATAAAGGCAGCATCTACGGCGAGCGGGAAATGAGGTTTTTATGATTCGCGTTTTCCCTCATAAAACCAAATGGACACCGACCGATGACATGGCTTTTTTTGGCGAACCGCCTTTATTCAGGCCGAAAGACAGAAAAACGCCGGTTAAAATAAGTGTGACGTTCACTTGGCATAAAAGAGAAGCCGAGCGGATCGCCGGAGCGTGGCGTTACTACTACGATGATGTGCAAATCGGCGGGCCAGCATATGATGATCCAGGCGGCGACTTTGTACCGGGACGATTCATGAAAGAGGGTTGTACGATTACAAGCCGGGGTTGTCCCAAGAAATGCGGCTGGTGCGTTGTGCCAACAAGGGAAGGTACTGTTCGTGAATTACCTATCAAACCCGGCTGGATTGTGCAGGATAACAACTTGCTCGCTTGCTCAAAGAATCATCTTCACGCCGTGTTCGATATGTTGCGCGAGCAAAACCGGCAGATATTTTTCAACGGTGGACTCGACAAGCATTTCTTAAAAGATTGGCACAGAGAGTTGTTTGATTCGATCAAAATTGGCGAGCTTTGGTTTGCTTGTGATATCGGCTCCGATATTGCCGCACTTGAGCGCGCCGCAAAAATTCTAAACGGAATCCCGTTAAGGAAACGCCGATGTTATACGATGATCGGTTATAAAGGCGAATCCATAACCGACGCCGAGCGGCGCATTGAGCAAGTCTTTGAACTCGGCTTCATGCCCTTTTGCCAACTCTATCAGCCTGATGAAACTAAAGTTTATGGCGACGACTGGCGAGCACTTCGGCGGAAGTGGTCACGGCCAGCGGCTTACATGAGTCACTAAATGCGGTGGGGGTTTTTATGAAGTTCATCGAATGGTTTAAGCGCGCATTTCGCAACCTCGGCATCAATACGCCGGGGTTTACCGAATATTTCGCATTTGGCGGCGGCATGAGCACGGCCTCGGGCGTGCGGGTCACCGAAGGCAACGCGCTGCTGATCTCCACGGTTTACCAATGCGTGCGAGTTATCGCCGAGACGGTCGCCTCCCTTCCGTGTTTTCTCTATAAGCGCACGGCATCGGGCAAAGATCGAGCCGAAAATCACGCGGTTTATCGTATTTTGCACCAAGAGCCCAACCCATACATGTCGCCGTTCGAGTTTAAGCAAACACTCCAGGGCCATCTCTGCCTCTGGGGCAATGCCTATGCAGAGATCGAGCGCAATGGCAGCGGTCAAGTGGCCAATTTATGGCCTTTGCGACCCGATCGGATGCGCCTGCAGATTTATGACGGCAAGATTTTTTATTATTACATCACGCCTGACGGCGGCGAGCGGCAATTGACCGATGTATTCCATCTGCGTGGATTATCCACCGATGGCCTGATCGGGTACTCCCCGATCGCCCTCGCCCGTGAAACGTTAGGGCTTGCCAAGGCCTCGGAAGAGTACCGGGCGCGGTTTTTTTCCAATGATGCCAAGCCCGGAGGCGTTTTAATGCATCCCGGCATTCTCGGTGAGCCTGCTTACCAGCAACTACGCCGGCGCTGGGAGGAAAATCACCAGGGGCTTTCCAACCGCGCCCGCGTGGCGATTCTTGAGGAGGGGATGAAATGGCAGGACGTCGGCGTCCCGCCGGACGATGCGCAATTTATCCAGGGCCAAGAGTTTCAAAAAAGCGATATCGCCGCCATTTACCGCGTGCCGAGCTATAAAATTGGCCTTTTGAAGCCGGGGACCGTCAGTTATGCGTCGGTCGAGCAGCAAGCGATCGATTTCGTCACCGATTGCATTCGCCCCTGGCTCATCTGCTGGGAACAGCGCGCCACGCTTTCACTCCTGACCCCGGCGGAGCGCAGAGTGTTATTCGCCGAGTTCATGATCGACGCTTTGTTGCGCGGCGACAGCGATTCCAGGGCGAGATTTTACCAGGCTTTGTTCAATATGGGCGTTTTGACGATCAACGAGATCCGTGAAAGAGAAAATATGAACAGCATCGGGCCCGATGGCGATCGGCATTACTTGCAGCAAAATTTAGCGCCGATCGATATGCTCGATGATTTACTAAAAGCAAAATTACCGCAACCGGGGGAGCCGCAGGCGCAATTGGAGCCGCCGAAACTCAACGGCGCATTGAATGGGGCGGCGCATTGATGTCTTTTAATTTCGCCGATGCGGTCAATCAGTGGACAGAAGAGCATTTTCCGATGACTCCGCGTGATGCCGCCAAGATTCTCGCCGATGCCATGAATCAGATCGAAGCCGCAGGCTATCTTTTGTATCCGCATCCAAGACCGATCGGCATCTCCATCCGCGTATTACGCCAAGGAAAAAAAATAGCATTTCATCCCGACGATACAATGGTAGTTGCCAAATGTTGGGACGAAGGCGACGGAAAAGGATGGCAGGCAAAATAAATGGATAATAAAAAGTCTTATCGTATCGATGAGGTCGCCCGAGAGTTCGATGTAAGCCCTCGCACAGTGGAGCGTTGGATCAAATCGGGCGAGCTTGATGCAGTCAAGATCGGTCATACACGCCGCGTGATGAGCGAGACATTGGACGAAGTCAAAAAAAAGAGTGATCTATGTAGAAGGCGGTAATTTTTGTCTTAGAAAATCATCGAGCTTAATTGGTTTTATTCTACCAAAAGTTAAAAGAGATCTTTCCAATGCGCGATGAAAGGGAGTATCTAATTCTATTGTTACATAGGGGCCGATGCGCGATTCGGTAAGGATATCAGAAGAACCTTCAAGAAGGCATGTTTTCTCGTACCAATCTGCCTCAACTCTATAATAGTCAATGGTCTTTTGTTGAATTTTTGCTTCTAGTTCTGTGACTTTTTCGATTTGTTGTTTAATTAGTTCATTCAATAAATAACGGGTTCTGTGCTGAATAGGAAGCACTCCGAATAGATCCAAACTTTCAGTTAATTTTATTTGGATATCTGGCTTACCATGCTCTTCTGCATGACATTTTCGACAAAGTAACTCCATCTCTGGATCTGCATAATCCCATAGATCCCGCCCATCATAAAATTTATGATGGACATTCAAATGCCTGGTACTACTACAACGTTCACAGCATCCATCGCTATTATAAATGCGCAATCCCCTTCGACGTATCCATCGTGGGTCATGTAATTGCGCATCGTGCTGTTTTTTAGTCCAACAAGCCATACCTCACCACGCAAGGACGGGCTGGTGTGGTAGCACCGCCAGGTTCGACTGGTTTGCCCGTCCCACTGATGAAACTATTTTTGGGGATCGTAAAACGCTACCACGTTTCACCTTTACGGCAGGAAAATAATGTAATTGCCGCAAATCGTCTACACAAATTGGACGAAGTTAAAAAAAAAGAGCGACATTTTCCGTCAAATACCGTCAAATAGCGACGCTCCCACCTAAATAATCACTTCTTTTTCGTTCTGTTTTCTATATTGTAAGCACCGTTAGCGTGCGCGCGAGTGTTTTGTTGCTGCCATTGGGCGGGGGTTCTGGTCGACCAGCCGGGATCTCCGCCTTTTTTTATGGAAAAAGAACGCCGGGTCTTCAATGCCACCGAGTTGCGGGTCACCAGCGGCCCGACGCCGCGGCTCGTCGGCCATGCCGCCGTATTCGATCAATTAAGCGAGGATTTAGGCGGATTTAGAGAAAAAATAG